GAAGGGAGGACCGACCCAACGGAAGCGTTGCCTTGACGCGCTCGGAGAGCGCAATGCACAGAGACCTACTTGGTATCTCTGTGCTAGGTGACCCCAAGTCACCTATAGATCATCCTCCCCTCTTCTCCATGGCCTCTGCCTTGAACCTCTTCAGGGTGAGGTCCCATTGTTGGACATCCAGGCGTCTGCTGCGTACCCATTTCAGCTCCTCTTGGGTGATGCCGCCAACGTTGGCGAGTGCGTCCAGTAGCTCGAGGACCTTGAGTCTCATGAGGTCGTAATTCATTGTGCTTCCCCTTGTTGAGGTGTACTCTAAAGATACGTGCCTGCTGACCTTGTGTCTGTCAGGAAAAACCCAACACTTTTGTAGGGAGATTCCCCACAATGGCTTTCCGTCGCCGTAGGATGTCCGGTCGTCACTCGAAGCGAACCTTCCGCCGTGGAAGCCGGCGGTACCACAAGAAGAACCGCATGATGGGATTCCGTGGTGGTATTAGGCTGTGAAGCCATGGCATGCTTCCAACCAGTGCGAGTCGGGATCAAACAAAAGGTCTCGGGCGTTAGGCTGGAGCAAGAGGTCGGCTGCGGCCACTGCGGCGGCTGCCGTGCCGACCAAGCCCGTGACTGGACGACCCGGTTGATGCATGAGTCCGTGCTGCATGAGACCGGATGGTTCGTTACTCTGACCTATGAGGAGCTACCTGAGAATGGCTCGCTCATTCCGCAAGATCTTCAACGATTCTTTAAGTCCCTGCGTAAAGCAGAGCCGCCCCGGTCCGTCCGGTACTTCGCGTGTGGCGAGTACGGGGACCGTTTCCAACGGCCACACTACCATGCGGTGCTTTTTGGTCCTCAGTTTCTGGATAAGTGTCCTATCCCTGATTCTTCTCGCCCTCATGTTTGGCGGGCCCCGTCTCTGGAGGCTCATTGGCCTCATGGTTTCTCTGAGTTCGGGACAGTGACCCCCGCGAGCTGCGCGTACGTTGCTGGGTACGTTCAGAAGAAGATCTCCAAGCGTCAGGATCCCGAGTATTATGACCTTCCTTTCGTGAATAAGGAGACGGGTGAGATCCCTACGCGAGTGCCCGAGTTCACGCGTATGTCCCTACGGCCGGCTATCGGCTTGAGGTGGCTCAAGCGCTATTGGACTGATGTGTATCCGGCCGACCGAGTGGTAATTCAGGGCAAGGAGTACAAGCCGCCTCGCTACTACGATAAGGTGATGGAGAATCCGAATCACAACTTGCCCGGGATCTCGTTTCCGGATCGTGAAGCGCTCATGTTCGAGGTAAGGAGTAAGCGTATAGAGGAAGCTCGATCGCTGTCCAAGTACCAGCTCAATGCGAAGGCTGTGGCCTTCGCCTCCCGTGATGATCTTTTCAATTCGAGGAAACGATGAAAACCTTTCTGTTCACAGTGTTCGATGTCTGCGCCGGTGCCTTCCTGGAGCCCTTCAGCGCGCCCTCGGTGGAGTTCGCGATTCGTTCGTTCCGGCAGGCGGTGAACACGCCTCAGCACGCGTTCGCGACGCACCCCGGTGACTACACGCTGTTCGTGATCGGCGAGTTCGACGTGACCAGCGGGAAGCTGATCCCCCAGGAGCCCGCATCCCTTGGTATCGGGATCACGTTCGTGGCGGAGACTCGGGCGGATGCCGCGAACCGTATGCTGGAGCACGACGGACTGGAGGATTTGCTCCCGGATGGGAGTATGTCAGATGCGTAACATGCAAATCCGCCGCTCGACGCGGAATCGGTTCGCCGAGGAGCCCTCGGTGAGGATCGGTCGGTCTCAATTCGACTGGTCTAAGAATCGCAAGACGTCGTTTCTGGCCGGGTACCTGACCCCGATCTACGTCGAAGAGATCATGCCCGGTACTACCCTCACGCTGAGCACTACGGGCTTCGCCCGGATCTTCTCCCCCCTCGATGCCCCGGTGATGGACAACATCGAGGTTCAAACGTACTTCTTCTTCGTTCCGTGTCGTCTGGTGTGGGACAACTGGAAGTACTTCATGGGCGAGCACGATGATGCTGGCGCCCAGGACACGGACTATACGGTCCCGGTGCTCGCTACCGGGCTGACCGTTGACCACGGTGATGACACCACTGTGCACGGCCTTGCGGCCTATTTCGGGCTGCCTGATGGAATGACGTCGGCCACGACGGCCCCGAATGCGCTGCCGTTCCGCGGATATAACCTGATCTACAACCAGTGGTTCAGGGACGAAAACCTCATCGATGAGTTGATCGTCACGAAGGGCAATGGCCCTGATACGCTCACGAACTATGCTGTGAGGAAGGGTGCCAAGAAGCACGACTACTTCACGTCGGCCCTTCCGTATCTGCAGAAGGGTGACGCGCAGAGTGTGGCGCTTACAACGGCGGATGGCACTGGCAATCTGGCTGTTAAGGCTGCGCTTGCAGCTGGTGAATTCCCTTCTATCTGGTCCGACGATCTGTCTGGTTACTACGATCTGGATGCGGACGCGGCCCGGGTCGATCTCTCGGTCACGACAGATACGGGTTCGGACCGTCTCTACGTGGCAGCGTCAAGCGCGCTCGTGGATATCAATCAGCTACGGCTCTCCGTCGCCTATCAGCGGTTGCTGGAGCGGGACGCCCGAGGCGGCACCCGCTACGTCGAGCTGATCAAGTCGCATTTCGGTGTGACCAACCCCGATTTCCGGCTGCAGCGCACGGAGTATCTCGGTGGTGGTCGTTCCTACATCAACATCTCGCCTGTGGCGAATACGTCGGGCGTGGATTCGACGGTCTCGATCTCGGGGAACGACGAGCCTCAGGGCGAGCTTCATGGCACGGCCGCCGGTACGATCACAGGCGGCTTCGCCAAGTCTTTCACCGAACACGGCTACGTGATCGGGCTCATTCGGGCACGCGGCGACGTGACCTATTTCCAGGGGATCCAGAAGATGTGGACGCGGTCTAGCCGCTTCGATTTCTATATCCCCGCCCTCGCCCACTTGGGCGAGCAGGCTATTCTCAATCAGGAGCTGTACAACCAGAACGGTGGCACCAATACCTCGGTGTTCGGCTACCAGGAGCGCTGGGCGGAGTACCGCTCGCGCCCGTCCGAGGTTGTGGGGAAGTTCAACCCGGACACTCCGGGATCTCTTTCATTCTGGCATTTGGCGGAGGATTTCGCTCTTCCGCCCTCTCTCAATTCGGCGTTCATTGAGGATCAGACGCCGATGACTCGGGTTAAGACCGTGAGTACCGCGGTCGATTTCATCGCCGACATCCGTTTTGATGTGAAGGCGGCGCTTCCTATGCCTGTCCGGTCCATTCCTTCTCTCACGGGGCGACTCTGATGGTTATGATCGTCCCGGGGCTCATCGCGGGTGGTGCGGCGCTCGCTGGCCAGTGGCTGGCCAATCGCGCGAACAAGGGCGAAGCCCGGCGCAATCGCGCCTTTCAGGAGCGTATGCGCAATACCGAATGGCAAGCCGCAGTCGAGGACATGCGGAAGGCCGGGTTGAACCCGGCGCTTGCCTACTCTCAGGGAGGGGCGTCGAGCCCCTCCGGCTCTATGTATCAGGCGGAGTCAGTGACCGGAAAGGGCACGAGCTCCGCTCTCCAGGGCATCCTTCTGAAGAAGCAGATCGCGCAGATGGATGCGCAAATCGCGAAAACCCAGGCGGAAACCAAGTCAGTGGACTGGGATGCCGCCATCAAAGAGCTGCGCGCTGTCGCTTATCAGACCTTCACCGAGAAAGGAGCTTCCCAGTATCGGGCCGGTCAGTCCAACGGGCTGATTGAGCGCGAGCTGATGGCGTCGCTCAATCTCAGTGAGGCGAACGCGCGCAAGCTCGCTCAGCAGGTGAGCATGAATCAGCCACTGCTCGACATGCTCAAGGATCCTCTCGGCGGTGATAAGTCCGAGATGATGATCCGGTCCCTACTCGCCCTCATCCTGAGGAAATAACATGGCCACGAAGAAAAAGGTGCTGGACTACCGGGGTAAGCCCCGGTTCCAGACGGTGAACGATCTACCGTCCAAGACCATCCAGTCGGACGCCCACATGGCGGACATCAAACACATCCTCGGTCAGTTCGGCCATACGGGGATCCTGGAGTCCCTCCAGAATGCCGATGACCTCTACCTCGATGTGTCGGAGTTCAGCGACTACACGACCATGCATGCTCAGGCCGAAGAGGCCAAAGAGCATTTCATGAAGCTGCCCTCGAAGATCCGGGAGGTGTTCAATCACGATGTGTTCGAATGGCTGGATGCAGCCCACGACCCCGAAAAAGCAGCTCGTGCCAATAGCGAGCTTGCTGCCCGGGGTCTTATCCCGACTCCAGAGGAGGAGGTACCTGCCGCCGCGCCTCCGGAGGATGGCGCTTCTACCGCCTGAAAGCTCAGGAAGCCCCCCTGGGGACTTCCGAACGTGAGCCAACTAGACGAGGGCCCCATCTGGGGCCCTCGTTCCTTATAGGACCGTGTATAACGTGTCCTTCAATCGGG